TTCTATTGTTAGCTGTACCTGAAAGGGCAATGCCGTTATCTTCATGAAAGCTGAGGTATCCTATGCCGGCTGAGGAACCCGAGACACCAATCTCAAAGCTATCGCCATTAGTTGTTACGGCCAAACGTCGTCTTATTTGATCCGTTGTGATAATAATATCTTGATCATTACCAAGCTGAATAGTACTTCCATCAGCAAGGAATAAATCTGAATATTCATACGTGGCAGAACCCAATGAGGCTCCATCGGCGGATTTTGGCAACAAATCACCGGTGATTTCGAGTTGGGTTTGCGAATTAATCTTAGTTCCCATATTTAAAGTCTCCTTATGTTGTTTATGGAAAACACAAAGTAAATTTATACTAAATAAAATAAACTGTAGATTATATTAATTGAAGAAACGGTATAGTAAGGTAAGATAAGGGTAAGAAATAAACAAAACGAGGCGCTACAAATTATATAGTTTTAAAGGCGCTCAAGAGAATAGAATTTTTTTAAGATTTCTGACATTGTTATCAAATTTGCAAAAATCTGAATCTAAAAATTCTAAGGCTGTGATTGCACACTTATTAAAATCATCTTCAAAAACAAAATGAAATTTTCCGGTCTCCAGACGCTTACATTCAATAACTTTAAAACCATTTAATTGAAGATAAGCGGCGATTCCGATATCACTTGTTGTATACATATCACAAATTACCTCTTTATTGTTGAATTCTTGCTAAATTCTTACAGCACCGTAAAAGCCAGGTTCAACAAACTAATTAGTGAGATGCATCAAAGAAAGTTTCTCTTTACTGATCTTTTCTTATAAAGAAGGCTTTTTCCCCGGGGTTGGCTGGGAGCTTAAGCTCATATACTATTGAACGGTCTATGTTCATGGATTCTTTAAGTTTTTGGCCTTCTTGAATCGCAAAAGCTTCGGTTTCCCTTAGTTGAGACATAAGTTGAGTTTTGAACTTTTCAAATTGCAAAAAAGCTCTCGATAGCTGTATCTCGATTTGCGCTGTGACCTCTGTGGCTTTGTAAATTTGCTCTACTTGTTCCCACTCGATATCAATAACTTCGGAAGTGACTGGCGTCACTTCTTCTTTCTTCTCTTCTTCACCTGTGGCGTCGATGCCACTCAAATTAACTTCTAAATCTTCCATTTTTATCACTTTATTCCTTTCTTAATGTAAAAATTGATTTTTTTTATCCACGCAACTAAATTCTACTACTCTACTATATAGGTAATATAAAGAGAATCTCCCGCAACTAAATTTTCTGCCAATGTTATTGTGTTTCCACTTATTGTATAGTCGTGGGCACCTCCTACAGCTAATATTATACCATTTAGATATAAAGATTCAGTGTTTTCTTTAATATTTCCACCTGTAACTGTGACAACGTTTGCTGGACTTGGAGGATCTTCGCCATCTTCCTTTAACATCTCTCTAATAACTAAATTATCCTTCAAAGTTTGCGCAAAATTATCAACTGTAATAATATTGCCTGAAACTGTGCCGCTGCCTCCTCCTGTGGTTCCTGCTGTCACGCCAGATGCTGCAGCAACATTGGAAAAAAATGTTGCAAAGGGTGCCAATTTTTGTGCTTCAAAAGCCGGGATTCCGGCCAGGCCATAATATTGGCCATACTCATGTTCTGGCACTTCTTGCAAAGATATTCTTTCTCTAGGTATTTTTACTTCTACTGCGTTTTCTCTAATAGAATAATGTGGCTTTACTCTATTATCGCCCTCTCCTACCAAATATCCAACAACTTTTAAGTTAATATTTGTTTCAAATTTTCTTTCCTGAGAGGAATATTCACTTATGTTACTTTGTTCTTGATAATCCGGCTGAAGGAAGCCTTCGTACCTATGTTCTCCTTCTTTTAGCTTTACAAAATTAATTGTACCAGGTGTTGTTATAAAAGGCAACATTAATTCATTCATTTGTTGTTGATATTCTGTTCTTATGGTTATTTCATACACAACTTCAATATTCACCGGCATGGGGGCCGAAACAGTTCTATAAACTACTTTGGGGTTTGGTCTTGGGTAGTTATTTTGCTTATTCAACCTAAGAGCGTCCGCATTTGCGAATTTTAACGTTTTTTCCTGGTATATCACCCTGCTCACTTCTAGCGAGCCACCTTGTTTGTCATCAACTTCTGGTATATTTCCTTGAAACGTCCCTGCAGATTTTAGATTTTTTTGAATTGATTTTCTACTAACTGAAATTATTGGGAAAACCAACGCCCCAAGATTGTCTCTTATGTCTTTGTCATTCTTTGACAAAAACGCTCTTTCCGAAGTTGCCCACAAAACTGGTACTTTTTTCCACCCTTTGTTTGTGTTTGTAAACAAATTTAGACCTTCTAAGTAATTTAAAACTGATTTATCAACAGTTTCTATTGTCGATGCCTCGAAATGTAACTTTCCTATTTGGTCATTATTGTCAGACATTAAATAACCCCTCTCTTGCTCTTACACATTCGGCTATAATCTCAAATTTAGAATCAACTTGCCCATAAAGCCAAACTGGCTCCTTTAGGGTCAATATCTCATAAAAATTTACGCCATATTGCACAAAATCTCCTTCTCTTACAAACAAGTCTTGGTCCTCTGTAAGTCGCCTCTTGTGGAAAGACACCGTGATTCTTTCGATTCTATCAATTCCCAATGGTGTAGTGCTTGTATTCTCGCTCTCATATTTCACCATGGCATAAACCCTCACCGGGTCTAAAAAAGTTTTATCAATCGCTTCACCATAAATGTTGTGAAAATTTGTGTGTTCTAAACTAATGGGATAATATACAACTGTCTGGCCAACAACTCTTTCAATGATCTCATCATTAACCTGTTTTACAAAATCTTTTTCCTTTTTTCCCGTAAAAAGGGGTGGAGGAGGACTTTCAGGTTGAGACCACTTGTTATCACTATTCGACATAATTTATTACCCCACGTAAATATGATAAGGCACCTTTTCGAGCACTTTTCCTGTATTTTCAACCATTCCGGCATCTTGTTCTGTCAGCTTAGCGTATGTAAGTTCTGCAAGTGTGGCCTTTAATTCTTCTCTTAATTTCTCTTGTTCATCCTTTCCTTCTGCTATAAGTGCGGTGCCATTTAGGTTAATTGTTTGTCCGGGCACAGGCACTGTTCCGAATTTTGATCTAATTTGGCCCAAAGTCTCTTTACACAAGGACAAACAAAATCTCCTAATCCACTGCTTTCCAATGGCATTGATATTATTAAATGGCAAATTGCCAATTGGCAAGGTATTCATGTTATTTACGCCATCCTTTTGAAGATCATCTGTATCCCAAACATCTCCGGGTATTGAAAATTCAATCCACATTTTGCTTGGACCGCCAGAATACGGACGAGGGTGTAGTCTGATTTTGTTATTCTTTAGTTCATAAGAGTAGTGAGACATTCTTGTATATATTGCGTCTTCGAAAGCCATGGCCTGAGCCTTGTTGTGCCATGCTGGTATTAACTGAAAAGTGGAATCATCCGAAAACTGTCCATAATTATGCAGGTTTCCAACAACATTTAGGCCGCCATAATATCCAAAAAACCTCCACATTGCATGCGGTGTCTTGTAAAATACTTTTTTAATTAATATCTTTTTATTGCCGATTGAGCCTGAATATTGTACTGAGGTAGATATAATTTGCTGCAAATCATAATCTTGAACCCCTACAGTTGTATCGAAAGAAGCCGAAAATTGAACTGAGCCGTTTAAACCTACCTCTGCTCCAATACCATCTGCAACTCTGCGAGTCATGCTATAATCAAATTTAGGATATTTAAGGGCCACATGGTCTCTTCCAAGCGAAGAACTCAGGGCGCCCTCTTGTAGGATACCCTTAGAATCGAAAGAGCCTGTAGTGTTGCCTAGTGCGTCTGATAATATATTTGTTGCTTGGTGTATATTTACAAGATAAGAATACTCCAACACTGCTTCTTCATACGAAGCATATACATTACCCTCTGTTAATTCTATATCAAGAACATCTCCACCTAATTTCTTATATACATAGGAAACTTGATCAACGGCGCCGGCTAGAAAGTCGCTAGAGTACAGAGGAGAAGTACTATCAGAATAAATTCTATACGGCACAGTTGTATCTACGTTATCTGTCGCGCCGGTGACGGGCAGAACGACTGCTGATAGCGTACTAGATGGTGTTAAGGTGGGTAAAGACATGCATTGGTCCTCGCAAGTTACAGTTTATCATTATAACTAGTTCTTGGAAGGAACAAATAACCTATGCGCTTGTTTTTGTTTTGGTGGCACGTGATTTACGAGCCGTAGAGGCAGTCTTCTTTGCGGCTGGTTTAGTTATCTTGGGTTTTCTTACCCTCTTCGGCTTTTCGACTTTTGGTTTCTCTGTGGCGGCCGGTTCGTCGTTTTTAACCGTTTGCTTTAAAGCATTGATTCTTGGCTTAACAGTTTCTTCTACTTTCTCGACCACTTCTTGAGCTACCTCTTGAATGGTCTCTTGAACTGTTTCAACGGTTTCTTCTATTTGTCCGCGCAGTCTTGCAACTGTTTTTCTAAATGCCAATGCTTTCGCAGCATACTTTGGACTTCTTAGTTTTCTTGATTTCTTTCCCATGGGAAAACTCCTTTCTTGTTATATTATAAATAGGTTGAATATAAAAAAACCCCCAACCAGTACTGGAAAGGGGTTTTTTAGAAGATTTGTTAAATCTTATTAGGCTGTTTCTACAACCATGTACTGAAGTTTTCCAGCACACGTTCCACTTGCTGTTAAAGTGAACCCTGTTGTAGTGACGGCAATTGTATCAATTTCCAGTGTTGATACACCGCTGGCATTGATAGTTGCTGCGTTGGACAAAATAACTTTTGGTGCAGTTCCATACGCCGTAGCAAATGCGACCACTACAGTATCGCTGTCGGCCCAGGTATCTGCAAAAGTCAACTCTCCAGCAACATCGGTTGAAGTAGCATCGATTGTACAAGTTCCATCTCCATCAGTGGTGACCGTCAAAGACGGTGCATCACCTGTGGACTTCAATCTTGATGTTGCAAGATCCAAATCTCTCTTCAAATTCTCTATTAATGACTGGACTCTCGCGAGTCCTACTCTTTTTGTACCCATTTTATAACCCTCCATTGGTTTTACCATTTATAATCATGTCATGAAACTGGGTAGTATCATTACAATCACTACTAAATAGTCCTAGAAAAAACGAAACCCCCAGCCAAATTAATGACCGGGGGCTCTGTTGTTCTAATCGCTAAATTTAATAGCTATTAGCTTGTTGCACCTTCCTCACCGAGGAGACCACGTACAATAACGAGACCGTACATATCTGGTCGTACCATCTTCTTGGCGTATCGGGTCATAACGCCCTTACGAGGTACGAAGTCCTCGGTGCCAAAGATGGTTGGTGTCACCTGGAGTGGTACATATGGCGCGTAGACGAATCCACTTTCGAGGAAGCTACTACCCTTACGACCAACAAGGACCACATTACGCAAGAAGTAAGGATCGACATAAACATCGAACTTCTTGCTGAGAGAACCAGACTTCACAGCACCGATGGTGCCACGATCCTGATCAGCAGTCACGCTTGCGCGGAAACCACTGGTGAACTCCAAGATGTTAGCAACTTCTGGAGAGCAAACAACGAAGTTTGCCCCGCCGCGAAGCGTCTTACGGTGGATCTGAGCGCTAACGTCATTGATTGTCTCGATGAGTGTCTCATACCACTCACTGACCGTACCAGTGAAGTCAGGAGCTGCCGAAGAAGCGCCCATTTCTGTACCGGACGCGTTAACGAACAGTCCAGGGGCGCGGCTCCAGTAGCGCGTACCGGCAGTTGCGCCGTCAACAAGCTCGCCAAGAAGCTCACGGTCAATTTCAAGAGCAATCTGCTCCGAAAGAATACCAGTAAGCTCGACCTCAGCGTCCAAGTTGTGATAAGCGTTGAGATCCTGACCTAACTCAGGAGTCCACTTAGCCTTCAGCTTCTTGGTCTGTGCAGTAACAGCTACGCTGTCAACCTTGATGTCGATCTCAGGGATCGCATTCTTGCTACCGTCAGCACCAGAAGTCTTTCCAGTGTTTCCAGCCGGCTCTTCCAAAGGCATTGCACCAGCGGTGAGGGCTCCTAAGCCGGATGCGGCCAACGAGTTGATGTCATCGCGGCTCGGGCCCGTACAAATTAATGTAGGACAAGCAGCTAATCCGGCTGCGACGGAGGTCGCGACGGCCTGAGTTGCAGTCCCTGCCGTAGTGTTGGCGTGGATACCCACCGACCGGACTTCGGCAAGAGTTGTGATTGGTAAGTCCTGAGCGGTTAACTCAGTAGCAACATTCACAATCTCGAATACTAGTCGACTAATGTTAGATACGGTCTTCAAACCGCCAGTGCTATTAGACGTTGTATATTCAGTAAGTCTCTTGACGAGTCTCATCCGGACAGCAACAACGTCATTTGAGGCACACGTAATGCCCAGAACATCCCCGGCGCCGGAGGCCTTGGCTGCAACTATCAAGTCGCCGGCGCGGCCAGCGCCGAGATCTCCTGAGTTTGCGACAGTGCCGTTTCCGTCGTCAACAACAACTAAGGCGAAGTCCGCGGCAGTAAAGTTGCCGGCCGTGAGCTGGCCATCGGCACCGCCTTGGACCATTGGGTTGCCGGCGGTGCCGGGATCAAGAAAGAGTGCTCGCGGGGTGCCGGGATCAAGTAGTGCAAGATCAGCAGCAAGCCAGTCAGCAGCATCTGGTGCTATACGTACAATGAACTTACCATCCAAGTCTGGATCGTAATCAACGTTTGCACGGGCGCCTGCAACGGCCTCTGAATCAGAAGCAACTGTTGCGAACTTAGCGCCTGCGTCTGCAGCGGCGACGGATCCTGTGGCCGCGGCATAGCCAGATCGAAGACCGTAGAAACCGGTTTCGGTAATATCCGAAACACCATCTATGAGCCCCTTACCGGTAACACCACCGCCATACAAGGAACTGTCGGCCGGATATCCGGATCGAGCGTCACTGTGGGTGAAGTCAAGGAAGAAAATGAGACCCGATGGCAAGCTCATTGGCTGTACCGAAACGAGATCATTTGCGATCAACCCACCGAATACACGACGGACGATCGGAAAAGCAACTGCGGCGAAGCCTTCGACATCACCTGCAGCCATCGAGGAAGCCTCACGGAGAAGCTCCTTGGCCTGGTTCTCAAGGAGAACGGCCATACCCTGCTTGGCCTGACCTTCGCCAAGACCTTCGAGAAGCCCAGTGGCCTCCCATTTGTTTAGAAGTGCGGCACCCTCAGCTTGCATATCGCGAGACTGTACGCCTTCTGTTAATTTTTGTAAAATAGACATTATAAAATCACCTCCTTTTCTATAGATTTATGTTGTCTTTATGCCTGCCAATCTTTGCATTCTATTGAATAAAGGGTTGGCATCCTTTTGGTTTTGCTCTTTTCGAGCTGCGACAAGTAGTGAAGACTTCCTTGAAACCATTTCACTTAATGTTGTTTCTTTCCTGTCGACTTTGGAAGAGGCAACGTTTTCGCTTAATGTCTCAAATACAATCTTTGCTTCTTGTACTGTTGCGGCTTTCGAAATGGCTTCGACAACTTTCTTTCTTTGTCGCTCATTCAGGGAGGCATTCTCTAGAGCCTGGTTAATATACAACAACTTTGCATTGGAAACATTCATGGTTTCCAATTTTTCTTGCAGAGTATCAAATGCTGTATTATAATTTTCGTTCTGCGCCTTTAACTTAGTGGCGGCAGAAACTAGAACTTTGTTTTCTTTTTGTAAGGCTGCAACTGTTTTTCGCAGCTCTTCGTTTTCTTCTTTTACTTTAGTATCTTGTTCGCGAGCGAGGAGCATCTGCTCGTACTCTCTCATGATGGTTTCAGGAGTTCCTGCCCATCCGGATTTTTGTGGTTCAAAATCGACCCTTACGGCTTCCATAACCTCTTCGAGATCGATTTCTTCATCAATATCCATTTCCTGGAGGACTTCTGCAACCATTGCTGGGGTGATATCTACTCCAACATCTGCAACTGGTGCGGGCTCTGCTTCGAAAGAAGGTGCGGTTTCTATATCGGCAACGTCAGCGACAAATTCATCATCGTCTATATTAATTCCAATTTCATCCTCTTCAACCTCGCCATCGAGGGCCCTTTCGTTCTCGTCTTCTATATCCGCTTCCAGCGAATCCAGCTTAATATTAATAATTTCGTCATCGTCATCCGTCATAAAAGCATCGGGAATGTTACTTATAATTGAATCCGCACCAAAGTCTATCTCTGAATCTTCTTGATCAATTGGCTCTTCTTCTAATTGCGTCTGGTCGTCACCGAAGAGATCATCCATTGCAACTTCTTCTTCTGCTTCGAGGAGTCTAGACATTGCTTGTTTTATTTCATCAGAGTATTTCTCAACAACGAGTTGTTCTGCATTTTTAAGTGCAGCTTCCTTTAAGGCGGTGGCGTCTATAATAGCTCTTTCAAGTAGATTTGACATGTTTTAGCTCCTAACATTAATAAAAAACGATTAAACGAAATAATCCTATCTCTAAATAAATAGTTGTGTGAGTTTTAAAACGGAAGGAAAAATTTTTCGACCCTAAAAGGTGCTGGTTGCCGCGGCAAAAAGGTCCGTGGCCAGAAGGTCGTCTTCCCCGGTTGATTTAAAGTAGACTCTATCAACACCAGATACTTCAAAAACATGAACCATATCCACTGTTGCGTCTTCTGTTAGTAACTTTACCTGAGTTCCACCTGTATCATATAGGAGAGACCACGTGCCGGTAGCATGGCTGTACCCATAGGCAGTTATTTCGTGATCCTTATCATTTTGCTCTGCCTTCCAGCGAAGATGAAGAAACCTCTGGTTCTCTGTCACATACCCAGCAGAGGCTCCAGCTGGATCTATTTTCGGCATTGCTCCGGAGATACCGCCATGTATATAAACGCCATGATCTCCTGCTACATTTTTTGGCTGCCTAGTTCTTCCCCAGCTTGTATAGACGTGACCTTCTGGTCTGATTCGATCCGTAGGCAAAGATGGAACTGCGATGATTGCAGCATCTGCCTGTAAAGTTCCGTGGTTGACACCTTTATAATCCTTTATTCCGGCAGTACCAGGAGCGTCTTGGTCATCTCCCAGTTTCCACCAGCTAATCAGATTGCTATAAGTTGTTGCCTTTGTCATATCCTTAACTTTGCCAGAATTATATATTTCGGCAACCTCTGTTGCTGTCAGTTCTTTATCAAATATACACACATCTGCCATTTTATCCTCAAAATAACCATCGCCATTATCATAGCCACCAATAGTAAAAGCAGTTCCATCGTTGCGCATTTGGACATAATTTCCACCATTAGCATTGGTTTGATGAATTGCGTCGGCGGCGCCGTTAATATAAATCTTTAAGCCGTTTTCGGACTTTGAGCCATCATAAGTGCCAACAACATGATACCATGTTGAATCCGCAATGGGAGTGCCTGCTGAGGCGGCCATCAGTCGACAGTTGCCAGCGCCGACATCATATAAATAAAAGAGAATTTTACTGTTCGACCCTCGGGCGATTATGTATTCGTGCTCAACGTTATCGACATGCGCGATGCCTGCTATATGGCCGGCGCTGGCGTCGTCACTCACATCTGCGACGAATATCCAGGCAGATATTGAAAAAGGCTTTTCAGTTGCTCCTGCTTGACCGAAACTTAATTTTGAGCGGTCAGAACTGTTGGTTACTGTTATTTTGTCGCCGGCGCCGTCGAATTTTATTGCGTTTAAATTGACTCTTTTAGACATTATGGACCCCTAGAATGTTGAGCCGGCAGCATAGAGGTGGTCGGCCCCGGTGAATGTGCCGACGGTTTTCTTAAAATATACTCTATCAACACCAGATATTTCCAATACCTTATGCACAGTGGCGGCATTTGCAACAACCGTGGCGGCATTGCCTCTAATGTCTGTTAATATTCCCCAAGTTCCGAAAGCATGACTATATGCCCAAATTTGTACCGTTAAGTTTTCTGCTGCATCACTTTTTAAGCTTACATGCAAGAATCTTTGGTTTTCAGTTGCATAGCCATCTGTGGCACCGGATGGGTTTGTGTTGTCTGGCGCTGTAAGCTGTGCCGTGGAGGCAGCACCATTGAGGTTTTTCGGCTGTCGGGTTCTACCCCAGCTTGTATATTTAAATTGTGACATTTTCCTCTCCTATATTACTTATATTCGTTTTTGAATTTATCTTTATATTTTTCTGTCATTTGCTGATATTTTCTTTTTCTGTTTTCTCTTTTTTCTTTCAAAGTTTGAGATTTCTTCTTAAAATATCTTCTTCTGCGGACTTCGTCAAAGAGGCCTGACTTCTTGCATTTCCTATTAAACTTTTTAATCAACCTTTGAAGTTGGCTTTGGTCTCTTATTGTGATCTCTATGTGACAAGGTTTTCCTCTGCTCATTATTTATTCCTTTACTTTAAAACATTCCACTTTTGGCCGGCGAGGCCAAATAACCCACTTATATCAACGCCCGCATCATTAGGGTCTCGCCCTGACAGTGCGCCGGATGCTGTAGAGGCGCCTGGTGCACCACTTGATTTAAGCGGCTCTGTACCTTCGAAGACGTTTTTCATCCTGGAACTTCCCATTGCATCAAGCATTTTTCTTTTGGTCTCAAGGAGCTTCTTTCTTTTTTCTTCTTCTGCTTCCTTTTTCGCCTTTAAATTAACTTTTGGTTTAGTTTTTTGTGGTTGCTGCTTTTGCTCCACGACTAAACCTTGGGCCTTTGTTAATCCAAAAGCAACTTCTGCTACCAAATTAGATAATATGCCTTCCTCAAAAAGGATTTCTTTTACACACTCTTTTATTATCTTTTTTAATTCTGATTTTTTCATTATTTTTCAAACTTATATAATATGCTGTTTAAAGCACGATTAATTTTATCCCCCTTGTTGAAAATATTTGTTGGTCCTTTGGCTTCCGTCATCATAAAGGCACCGGGGGTCGATGGATCTGAAACCATGTCAAAACATATTAATTGAAAATCGTCCTCTACCATGGTTTGCCCGTTCCTCTCTGTAACTGAGCCCATTCCTCTAGAGGAGATGCCCAACATTACTCCTGATTCTACAAGTGATCTAAGTATTTTTCCGGAAGGCGTTTCTAGAACTCGTATAGTTCCCATGCATTTATTGCCTTCCATCCAAATTTTCGTCACCATGTGTGAGGCATTTGCAAGATTGATAACTGAAGAGTCGGGATGGTCTAGCTCTCCTAGGGCTCGGTTTTCTTTGACCAAGCGAGCAAAATTCTTAACTTCTCGCTCTAAGATAGAGTGAGGATAAACTCTGCCATTTCCGTTTTGAGTCTCAGACATCTGCATTAATCCGGAAAGCATAATTCCGCCGTCGGAGACAAACTTCTTATCAGCCTCTGATAAAAGATCTTGGCAAACGCCACCTTCGCATAATTCGTAATATTCTCTTATAAGTTTCATTTTATACCTCACTTATTAGCGGGGGCTACCCGCCTCATCTAAGATCCCTTGCAACAGCGAGCGACCGGTCGAATCATCCATCTTATTTTTGTTAGTGGCTTCATTTTTCTCCTTTTTCTCTTGTTGTAACTCTTAAACTTCTCTCTATTTTAAGGCCTTCATCGCCAAAAACCATATTTGGTACATAGGCCGCGGCGGAGGCAGCAAACCCACATAAGAATGCCGTAACTAAAGAATCGTCAAAAGTAAATAGTTCTGTGTGATCCTTTACGAACCACAAAAATATTCCAACCCAAAAACCCATACACATTGGACAGCTAAGCAATTGCCCTAACTTTCCTGATTCTGGGCGGATTAGGTCTAGAATTTTTCCGTATACGAGGATTTGGGTGAGCCCATACGAAATAAGGCAAAACCAGATAAAGCTCATTAATCTTCACTTTCACCCTCTCTAACAAGAGAGTAATTATATTGAAACCCAAATGGCCTGACTCGGCTATCCATTGAACCCTTTTTATCTGATTGGGGCACATCACCTAAATCAGTTGAATCTTCGTTGTCTGGGAGTAATAAGGAGTCTAGCCTGTCTTCTTCGTAGTCCGCGGAAGACTTAAAATATGGTTTTTCTTCTTGTATGTATTGATGAACACTATATAGGAAAGCCTGCATCTGATCGATTCCTGGAATTTTAGACTCTAGCATTTCTGCTTCTAGAGATCCGAAAACATTTCCGCCTCTTACACTATTCCTGCTTATAAGGCCCTTATTTGCCAGAAATTTAAAAATCCTATCTTGTGCAGAATACACTTTATCCGACATATTATCTTTAGGAAAAGTTACAAATTTCTTTTTTTCGTGCATTAAAACTATATCGATATCTTCATGATCCATAATCATGATATCGCCATTTAAAGTTCTTCTAGCCTTCAGAGAGACCCTAGGGTCTAACTTTATGTCTACACTAATCGTCATTTTTATTTATCTCTTCTAAGAGGTCTTGCGTTTTTAAAACAACTTCTATGGTTTCTGTGTCTATCTCTTTGTTTTTTGATAAATCTAGAATATTATAAACTTTTTCTACCTTTTCTTTAAGGGAATTATCATTTTTTATAAGCTCTTCTCTTTTCACAACTTGAAGCTTGTCCTTCAGTTTTCCTATTTCTTCGTTCAAATACATTTTTAGGCCTAGGCCGTTGTCAGCAAAAGAAGAAACATAGTGACCAAGAAGGTCCCTTTGACCTTCGTTTAGAGCATCGGCATATTCTTCGTTAAATTTGCTAACAAAAGTATTATATACAAGAGAGTCAATTGGCTGTTGCCCTTCTTGCTTTGTTTCGACAGAGGCAGACATTTGATCAACTATATTCTCCTCTAACAAAACTCGATCCTTTACAGGCAACGCATCTTGAAATATAGAATAAACAGAAGCTATACTTTTAAAATTAGGAACAAAGTTAGTGAAAACCTTATTAGATAGCATTTTATTGATCTTATTTATCAAAGCTGATTGTTCTTGAAAAATCTGCTTCTTGTTAAGTGAATTATATCTATTTTTAGCTTCTACTACAATTTTCTCCGCGGTGTTCTTTTCAATATGTCTAGTTTCGTATATTGATCGATATAGGTCCAGCTCCTCTTTTAATATGGAAGCTCTTCCAAAATGATCTTTTATAATTGAAACAATTTTGTTTTGTTTGTTTTTATTGTTTTTGACAACAGACTCTGTTAGCTCTCTGACTAATGCCTCATAAACAAAAGCAGTGTTACGTTTCTTATTATGTTTCAGTCTCATCTTTTTCGTCCCTCGCTTTTAAACTTTCAAAAAGATTGTTTATTTCTTTTTCGTTGCGCAGCAACTTCAGCTCTTCTAATTTATAATTAGTATTTTCTTCTGCATATACCCTTGTTCCTCGGGCTAGACCCGCAAGTTCGTCATATCCAGGTAAAGTTTTTCTGATTGAGCCCACCTCCGGAGAGGCTGCTCTATTCATGTTCTTTTTTCTTGGCCCAGAGCTTTTTCGACGGTCGCCGGCGGCTTTCAGGCTGCGGGGCTCATACCATCCGTGAGATTTATCTGTGGTTGTTCTCCCCTTTTTATCGGTCACCTTTCCGGGCGTGTCATCTCTCTTGGCTGGGGGCGCGGCAAGTAAATCACCCTCTTCTGGACCTGTAGGTTCTGCTGGTTCTGTGCCTGTATCGTCTGGGGTTGGCTCTCCTGCTCTGAGATCTGCTTCTGCACCGACTGTTCCTACGCCGCCGGGAACGCCGGCGTCTCCACCCTCTAGTCCCAGATCATCAACCCCAGCATCTAAGCCAGCAGTGGCCTCAGCCTGTTCGGCTTCTGCGGCGGTTTCTAGGGCCGCCTCAAACTTGCGATCATAGAACATTTCTCTTCTATTTCTGACGAAATCATCATCTGACATGCCAAACAGTGTTTTTGACAGCCATTGCTTTGAAAAGAAACCTTCAGTTGCTGAAGATGCTATATCAAATTTAGATTTCCAATGTTCAAGCTCTTGCATTTCTGCAATTTTAGAAGGATTATTTAATTGACAAGTAAAAGAAACTAGATCCTCATCTCTATAACCCATGGTGTATAAATGAATAATTCCGATCTTTTCTAACTCTGTTATAATCGACCTTTGCAACCTTTGAATAGTTCTTGCAAAGCGAATATCTTTTTGTGCCAAAGTAGTTTTATCTTCTTGAATATTTTCCCCATCCGATGAAATATAAGACGCGGGGACCTTTAATGCTGAAAATAGTTTGTCTCTTAAGTATTTTACGTCATCAATGTCTCCAGTATATTGTCCACCTTGTACAGACTCTATTTTCGTTCCAGTGGTCTGGCCGCGGACTGGAATGAAGTAATCTTCTTCAACGGACAATGGATTGTATCTCAGATCCACTCGGCCAGTAGAACTATCAACAACTTGGTTTCTCTTCATGGTTGTCATTACTTTCTGCATATATTGTTCTACATCTTGAGGGGCTATATTTCCAACATCAACATAAAAAGCTCTCCTCTCTGGTGATCGGACTATGCGATAAGCCATCATCGCGTCTTCAAGTAATGTTAGTTGGCGCCAGATGCGACGGGCCGGCTCTAGGACTGAAGTTCCATATGGACTATATTTGTCTTGGCCAAGGACCCTAAAGTGACCTACTTGCCAATTCTCAAAAGTTAATCCGGCGGAGTTCCACTGGTATTGTACATAATTTGGGTTTGTTTTATCCTCTCCTTCTAACCTCTCTACCTCTTGGGTCGGAAGACCGATAACTGAGGTGATTCCTAATTTTTCATCCAAATCTAAATACAAAAAGAAATCACCATATTTACACATCGTTCTACACCAAGCAAAAAGATTGTGATTAATGTTAAGAACATCGTGGTACATAGAGTCTAATATTGCTCGAATCTCTTCATTTTCGCACACAACTTTAAGCATTGGAGTTAAAGCTGAGTATGTTGTCATTTCATCTGCATAAATATCTAGTGCAGATGCTATTTCTGGTGTGTATTCCATCTGGTCAAAGTCGACATACCTTTCTGTTCTCTGTTGGCTAGCCATAACATTTGCTTGCAAGTTATCGTAAGGATTATAGGCAGTTTTCTTAAAATCTCTTCCGGAAGCCGATGTGAATTTGGATGAGAACTTGTCCAAATCTATTCTTCTTAGTCTGTGATTTGTCTGAGTTCTGTAATTTGTTAGAGGACCCGAGAGTAACCTGGTCAGCCTTCTGAAAAGCAAACTTTGCGGATTTCTTGTGTTTTTCTTATTCTTGCTGTTGTCAGCCATTATTTATACCTACCCTTTAAATAGCCATGGAAAATCTGTTACGGCCGATTGGTGTTTATTCATTGTCTCTTTCATCTTAAGGTTCTTAATACCTATCATACCATTTATTCTGGTGTCTAATTCGTTTGATGATTTAGTTATTGCACCAATAAAGGCTTTATTATAATCTGACTGAAGCTTGTTTGCGGACAGGGCCGTGTCTCGAACCCAACACCCGACGGCGCACGACATTATCAGATCGTCATTATAAGATCTCATAGCTTCTGGTCTTCCATTGTTCCAAATAAACGTCTTCATCTCAGATAAAAGTCTGGAAGAATATATCTTAATTAGATTGTTTCTTATGAATTCCTCCATCTTTGCCACGATTAGAGGCCTTGTTTTCGATGTAGTAGTAAATCCAGCTACTGCGTTTGACATTTGTTCTGCTTTGTACTCTTCAACAAACTCATGAGTTGATTTAACTGAAAAATATAAATTTGGATATCTCATTTCCTTTAATTTTTCCAAAACTGCAAAGCCAACCGAATTGTTCTCTACAACCAAAAGCCCATTACCATACTCTTGCCCCAAGTCAAACAACACGCGTGAAAATATATCTGGTGTTACTTTTCCTTGATATTCTGCTATAATTTCCATGGTTTCTAAATTTAAAACATGCGCAACGGAATAGTCTTTTCCGTCCCCGCGGGCGACATCGGCAGAAATGAGGTATGTATTTTGCGGATTTCTTTCTTCCCATATCCACAGATTTCTATCAAACCCAGTTCTATACTTTGGTTCTTTTATCATGTTAAAATATGTTTCTATATTTTCTGGTCCAAAGACTGTTTCACCAGACATATTAAAATTACATTCTAACTCTTGCGCGATTTCTCTGCGAGACATATTTCTTGTCTCTTTTTCAAACCAAGTTTGATCCCGGTCGGGATGAACGTCCCAGGGTAACTTAGTATGGTGAAAATCATTCGACATGTTTTCTGATTCTGTATATACTTTATGAAACCAATTCCCAACACCGTTTGGTGTAGACAAAGCTATACAGCGACCACCGGTGGAGAGCGTAGGGTAAAGACCCATCCACAAATCATCTAGACCTTCGACGTGGGCGGCCTCGTCAATCACCAACAAAGATAGAGCTTCAGATCGGCCTGCATCGCCGCTTGTTGAAGATGCCTTAATTTGGGAACCATTTGATAAGATAAAAGAGGTTCTATTATCTATTTCTACATTGGAAATTGTTAGCCATTTTGGTAAGTTTTTAATAATAGCTTTAACTTTCTTTACTAAATTAGCTGCCGTATTGAACTTTGTTGCTATAACTAAAACATTCTTTTCTCGATGAAACATCATAAGCCAAGCAACGTATGCAGCACTTATTGTTGAAATCCCAAGTTGCCTGGCCTTTAATATAACATTAAACCTATGGTCTTCAAAATCTTCTAATAAGTCTTTTTGAAAAGGGTACAAATGAAAAGGTATCAAGCCTTTCATCGGGTGAGTAATTTTTGCATAAGTATTTATAAAATATTCGGGCTTCTTTCCACACCGAACTATTTCTTTCATTACTTCTTGCTTAGTTAATTTTAGTGACATTTAACTCTCAGCTTTTAAGGCCGCCGAGTGATAACCACTTGCGAGTTGCTGAGTCTAATTGTTCTTCAGATTCCGGTGTATTTTCTTCTGCTTCTCCGCCGCCAATAACCCAACACTTATGGACCTTTACGCTGCAGCGGATTCGGGAAATATATTCAACAAATACATCAACTTCGGATGGGTCCGATAAGGAAAGGGCGCTCTTTTTGATCTTTTTGTACTCCTTTTGGATAAAGGATTTTACTTTTTCTATCATAGATTCCATTTCTCCTTCAAAATCGTTGTTATGAACTTCCTTAAGAGGTATTTCAGAGTGATATTTGATGTGAAGGCGGTCTCCGGAAACGTGGGCGCCGAAGCCGTCCATAACCCTAGAATCTACTAGTGCGTTCCCTTCTTCCCTTCTTAGGCCTATTTTAATAGGTTCTCCCTTTTCATCTAACGCGCCATCGTGGGAATTAGATACCACCTGAGAGATACAGTTAATAATTTCTAAAGTTGTTGCCATTGTTTAAAATCCTCTACTATAAATAGCTTGCTAGTAATAAATAGTTAGTTATTTGGTCTCCAGCCAGTTTTCCATCTTTCTTCTCGGTCTTCCACATGTTGAATGTAACAATCAAAACAGCATTCGAATTTATTCATATATAAGTCGTCACTTGCAGAGAAAGAATACGAAGTACAAATAGGACATATTCTTTCAGCCTTATTTTGCTTTCTCTTCTCTCTGACGACAAAACCCTCTAATTCTGTGGTTTGTTTTTTACTTTTTTCATTCTTATAAAATTCTTTTAAGTCTTCTAGGTATTTCTTTTCTTTTTCTTCGTCCCAGTGTTTTTTAGGGTTTTGTATTGCATCGTCGCCATACTTTTCTTTTATGGCTTTCTCTATTTTTGCAATATCATTTAAATCTTTTTTCATATCAATTCATTGTACTCAAAGCAATGCCGTTAGCTATGGCGGTGCCGACATAGTAAACGGCCAAAGTGGCCACCACACCGGCGCCGAACCACAGATACCAATAGTCATTTGGCCTCTTAAGTGCGATCTCTTCAAGTCTTTGATTTTCCGTTTTAAGAGCAATAATAGTTTTTGCAGAGACTTCTTTGTGATATTCTAAATCTGCAGTAAGTGTCCCAATCT